ATCCAACAAACCACCCGAGTTAATTGGACTTTGACGAGATGCTTTTGGATGGCGCTGAACCTAGAGGTCAGTATTTTCACACAGCGATTTTGCAAAAAAAGCAGCGCCCATTCAAAACAGAGGCGCTTTTCAGTCACTCCGGGGAACCCATCATCGCAGACCGAACAGCTTTAACTGGAGCGGGCAGCGGGAATCGAACCCGCATCATCAGCTTGGAAGGCTGAGGTAATAGCCATTATACGATGCCCGCGAAATGCGGGGCTGGTTCCCCGCCGACACAAATACTTTTTAAAGTCTAACGTGCCCAGACTATCGCGTTGGTAGGCCCGCTTTGAAGCAGGTCTACACTTGCCTGGTGCCGACTACCGGAATCGAACTGGTGACCTACTGATTACAAGTCAGTTGCTCTACCTACTGAGCTAAGTCGGCAGTGGTCCGCCACCGGAGCCTCGAACCCCGTACCACAACATCTGGGTTGCCGCTCTTCCCGATGAGCTAGTGGCGGTATGGTGGCCCTTGCTGGACTTGAACCAGCGACCGGGCGATTATGAGTCGCACGCTCTAACCAACTGAGCTAAAGGGCCGAGGGCGGGATAATACAGAAGCGAAACTACCCTTGCAACAATAAGGTTTTATAACAGCCGACGATATGACAGGGGTACTGGTGCAATGCACCTTCGCGAATACCCCTGTCGTATCGCCGGATAACAAAAAACCCCGGCTGGCGGGGTTTAAAGTTTTTTCAAATTGTCGCTTTACATCGCTGCCATCGTGGCGCAGCTCTGCCAAGCATGAATTGATTATCTAATTTTTTGGCCCGTTTTCAACATGCAGAAGAAGAAATAGCACTTTTTGCTAATTCACCTTTGGTCATGCATGTTCTCTCAGGCTGGTCCGTGCCGACAGAAAAACCTTCGCCCTGAATATTTCCAGGCACCAGCGCACTCGTTTTCTGGCCTCGTTATCCGTCAGCCATGGTGCCAGACTCTGCAGATCTCTGGTGATGTCCGATATTTTTTTGCGCGTGGTGTAATACTGACGCCCAACGATATAAACCGGATCCTTCAAATCAAACGCCTGCAGCACAACGCCCTCAATAAATTTAGCGTCATCGCTATTAATAGCCTCGTCGATGACCCTGACCTGTGGCTCGGGCCAGAGTATCGTTCGCGCACGCCTCAGTGCCGCCTCACCACGGAAACCTTCTTCCCTCGCCTTGTTCAACGCCACGGTAAAACGTTCAAGCGCTTTATCGGACCAGTTCCTACCCCTGAGGGCATTCCAGCACGAGTGCCCACATGGTTTCGCCGGCGCTGTGCCACCGCGGACACATTCCCCCCACACGGTAAGAAGCGATTTAACCCATCCAGACTGGACATCAGTCAGGAGAATACTTTTTCCAAGCCAGCTCTTACGTGGTGCCATTGCTGTTTTTCCCAGCCCTTCAAAATACTGGCGTTTCTGACGTGGTGTCATCCTGTTTGCTCCTTACGCCAGTACACCGAGCGCATAGGCCCGGTCCAGCACTTTGATGATCATCTCCGGCTGCGAGCCATATTTGCGCTCGAATGCCAGCCGGTCGTTATGAAGTTCGGTGTGATGTTTACGGCAAAGTGGAATGGCGAAGATGTCATGGGCTTTTGTCGCCATGCCACCCTGCCCCCATCCGATTAAGTGGTGTGGGTCGTGGGAGTGCTGCTGGCAGCATTCGCATGGCTGTGTTTTCACCCAATCAAGATATTCGCGACATTCCCAGCGCAGGCGCTTTGGACGACGCATGAAGGATTGTGGAGGAGTAGGATCTACCATCATGCCCACCAGCGGTTCGGACACGGGGACAGGTACATTAACGGCAGCGACTTTATCAGCAAGAATGCTGGTGGCCGGTAATCCGGGTGTTATATCGCTTTCACGCCCAATCTTGCTGTCTTCAGGCAGTCGAAGCGCTTCACGGGCCGCCGATTCTGGAAGCGCATCAGTTACTCGCTTACGAACAGCCCACCAGCAGAGTTCGGCGAGGGAGATCTCGCGGCTTTTGTCGATGCCGAGACAAATGCGAACGGAATCCAGCACAAAGGCAATTACGTTTCTGCGGGCCAGTTCAGCCAGCGCATCGGTATGCTGTTCACGCAACTGATTGTCACAATACCCGCAAAGCAAAATGGATCCCGGCTCATGGTGCATGATGGTGAGTTCGTGATAGTGGTAATCACTGTGATCGTACTGGCAACTCCCGCCGCCATAGTTCAGCAACCAGTAATCCAGCCCGCTCAAACCACCAGCTGCATCCAACACCTTTTCATTCAAAAAGAAGCTCCGTAGTTGCTCGCTTTCAGCCAGAGGTTGCCGGGCATCGGGGATTCGGCCAGTTTGATATCCGGCCATACTTTCCGGCTGGTGTTCTATCAGCACTCTTCCTGCTGTGAACAAACTCATCAGCTCCCTGCCAGGTTTAAGTAATACGATCCCCAGCTCCCGGGCAATAACAGGTTGAAGCAGTGCGCGCATCAGGCGATCTCCCTGATAATGATCTGACCATGTTCACCCCATAGCTTAGTAATCCGCGCATCCCAGATATGGGCATCATCTTCATAGATGGCATCAGAAAGAGCCTTAACCAGGTTATCGAAATCAGGTTTGCTCTGGTGTGGCTTACCATCAAACAGACGGCGCTTCTTTCCACTCCAGCTTTTAGGCATCGGGAGGATGAAGGTTATGTGTGAGTTCGATTCGGGCATGACTATACCCAGCAACCGGACGTGATCGCAGAATGCACGGTAACGCATCACTTCTGGGCGTTTTTTCCACTTATCTGCCCCCGTCATACGCGGCTTACCCATCGGAAGTATGTTGTAGACTGCCACAATTACCCCCACGCCCGGGAGCGCATGCTTTGCTGCGTGCACGGTGATGATTTTTGCTGTGGCAGAAGTGCGCTAACGATCCAAAGACGAGGGTCAATATCGAGGCTTTTCTCGACGGAAACGCCTTTAGACTTATAGCGAGCTACCAGCTCATTGGCTTCTTCGGTTGTCAGTCCTGTGTGAGTGAACCAGCTTTTTTTCATAAGTTAGCCCCGGGCATTTTCAGGTATGCAATTGCACGTTCGCGTGAACCGGGTACGTTATTGATGAGTTCACTCAACAGCTGAACAGCCTTCATCGGCTCTTTGTGCCCATTGATACGAATACCGCGGGAAATACCAGTTGAAAGAGTAATAAACCCTTTCCGCTGTAACGCTTTGAGGTGGGAGAATGCTGCGTTGGCAGAAGCCACACCCAACAATTCAGCCAGTTCCTGGCAGGTGGGCGGGTACCCATTTGAATTGACATAACCCACCAGCAGATCCAGCGTTTCCTGCTGTCTCGGTGTGAGTTGTGTATCAGGTGATGTAGGGACGCCAGCGCAGCCTGAAAGCTCGCCAGCACATACAGATTTTATCTTGGTTTTTTGCGCCATGGTATCTCTCCAGTGGCGCAGCAGGTGCCGGTTGTTCAGGCCAGCTATGCAAGTATATCAGAGGGAGGAGAAGGACGGTAGCCAGCCTTCTCCAGCATTTTGGTGAAGAGAGACGGGGAGCCTACTATCTCATCTTCCCTGAGAGGCATGAAAGAAAACATGTCCCCTTTGCAGTACATCAGAGCGCGGTCGCACCGTGGGAAGTGTTCAAAATAAGCAATAACCGCCCTGTCCGCACAACGAATTAACGCAAAACCGGTATCCGGTAGTTCCTCCATGCTCCCTCCTCTCAATCTTTCTCGCTACCAGTTCCGCATTAATCGTTTTCAAAGCTGTCAGTCGTTTCAGCAGGTTCATCGACTGGAGCACTCTGAATTGCGGTTAAATCAGGGTCGTTGTTTAGTGCTTTTTCCCGGATAAGGCTCTCGATTTCAGCAGCGGTATCAGGATGCTCGTTAAGCCAGGTGGTAGCGTTACTCCGACCATTCCCCAGCTTTTCGCCCATATAGTCGTACCAGGCACCCATTTTATTTATCAGTTTAAGCTTCACACCAAGCTCAAGAATTTCATCTGCACGAGATATGCCCTGGCCGAACATCAGACGATAGGAAGCCTGTTTAAAGGGTGGGGAAACTTTATTTTTAACAACTTTGATTGTGGTGTCTTTTCCAGTGACCTGATCACCTTCTTTGATAGTTCGTGACCTGACATCGAGGCGAACGGAGGCGTAAAACTTAAGGGCATTACCGCCGGTAGTGGTTTCTGGATTGCCAAACATGACGCCGATTTTCATGCGTAGCTGATTGATGAAGATGACGATGGTCTTTGTTTTGCTGATTTCCCCCGCAAGCTTACGCATGGCCTGCCCCATCATCCGCGCCTGCAGGCCCATCTGTGCATCCCCTATCTCACCTTCAAGTTCAGCCTTAGGCACCAGGGCGGCTACAGAGTCTACTACAATCAGGCCAACGGCCCCGGAACGAACCAGTGCGTCTGTTATTTCAAGCGCCTGCTCTCCGGTGTCTGGCTGGGAGATCAGCAGATTATCAATATCCACTCCTAACTGCTGCGCATAACGGGGATCGAGGGCATGCTCCGCATCGATGAAAGCACACTGCCGGCCTTCACGCTGCGCACTGGCAATTGCCGAAAGCGCTACCGTTGTTTTTCCCGATGACTCAGGCCCGTAAATTTCAGAGATACGCCCCACAGGGAAACCGCCGCCCAGGGCAATATCCAACCCGAGAGAACCCGTTGGTACCATTTCAACATTTAAATGTGAGCCGTCGCCAAGGCGCATAATAGCTCCCTTGCCAAAGGACTTCTCAATCTGTCCCATTGCAGCTGTGAGCGCCTTTTCTTTCTCTTCTCTTGTTGATGGTTTTGATTTGTCGGACAGAACAGGTTTTTTCTTTTCAAGGGCCATCGCGGAATCTCCTCATCTCTAACGAATTACTGTATATAAACACATGCTGGATATAAAAACAGTACACCCAAAAAGATAAATGATCAACCAGCATAAAGCACTTTTTGCTAAAGCCAGTCCCCTGTTTCTCATAACTTTTTTTGACTACCCACATAAAAAACCCGCCTGTAGCGGGTTGTGAGCGAGGATTCTTTTAGGAGAAAAAAGACGTTGTATGCTTCAAGCTGCGCGTTCATTTGCCGTGCAGATTTCCGGCAGATTTGCTCTCACCAGCGCCTCAGCGAATGGCGGCGGAACAGCATTACCACACCGGGCCACCTGCTTATCCTTCGCATACTTCACACCACGATAATCACGATCGATGATGTACCACTCCGGGAAGCCCTGCGCCCGATATAGTTCATGAGGCTGCAGCATGCGCATGCCGATATCAACGATTCGGTACACCACGCCTTCGATGGTCACCAGTCCTGTGCTGTCCGGGCCACAATATTCTCGCAGAAACTCTAACGTTTGATCCGCACGCTGTTCGTCGTACGCATCCACGGCCAGCAGTGTTTTCACCTCTCCGACGTGTGTACCGCCAGCTGTAATAGTGGGCATTGGCGCATCATTGCGCTGTCCGTCCCGGCAGGTGCCACGAAGTTTTACCAGGTGGGACGTGACCGCAGCATGGTGATTTCCAGTTGTAATCGTGTGCGTAGGCATATCCACTTCCCCGCCCGGGTGGCCAGTGTTATTGACCATTAGGTGGGCAGCGACAACTGCATGGTGATCCACGGTTGTAACCGAATGAGCTGGCTTGTCCAGGCCAACACCCGGCCCGGTGTAATTTCCGCCATAGTGCTTCGCCAGGAACGCGCTAACAGTGGCAAATTTATTGCCGCCTGCCGTAACGGTCCCAATAGGGTTATCCAGCGATAGCACGCGCGGAGCCTGCCCCGGTCGCTCACCGTAGCTCATTTGAATGAGCGTGGGCACCACCAGCTGCGATTTACCGCCACCACCAGCTGTGATCGTCGCACTCGGTTCATCTGTCCGGTGACCGATACTGGAACCGAACTGACGGCCAATAAACGGTGTAAGCGAAGCTTCAACCATACCCAGTGCATGTCCGTTGCCGCCCGGGCGCTTAGATGTACCGGCGGTAATCGTCGGTACCGGTTCAGTGACTTCCTGTCCGGTTGCACCCGTGCGGAATTTCGTCAGGTGCGGTACTGCGATTGCGTAACCGTGTTTTTTTGTGATGGTCTGCAAAGGCTCATTCAGGCTCTGGCCTCTGAAACAGTCATAGCCCGAACGGGTGCTGGTGTGATTACACTTCACGATGAACGGCGTCGGATTGTCCAGGACGAAACTCTGAATTCCCCGTGCGATGCGCTTCAGCGTGTTCTCCACCAGTGGCTTTTTGCGTTCAAAGATAGACGGTGCGCCGATTGACCAGTCGATACACTCCGCTGCGGTGCGCCACGGTGCCAGCTTGCTAGCCTGCACCGCCGGAGATTGCGGATCCCCGTGGGTGATATCAGGCCATGCGATCGGCTGCCCGTCCCGGCGCATCACCATGAAAAAGCGTTTCCTGATAGTGGGCGCGCCATAGTCGCACGCGCGCAGCTCGCGATAGTCCACGTCGTAACCGAGCCCGGCCACCAGTTGCTGCGCCTGCTCACTGTCCGGTGACAGCTGCAGGAACTCGCAGCACTCCATTAGCGAAGGATGCTCCGCCGGTACGCCAGTGCTCAGCATGTCAACGAACGCCTGGAAAGTTTCTCCAGCTCGATCCGGGTCCGGTCGCATTTCCCCGGACAGCAGCGGCCCCCATGTTTTGAACTCCTCCACGTTCTCCAGCATCATCACGCGCGGCCCCACATCCAGCGCCCAGCGAATTACGATCCACGCAAGACCGCGAATTGCTTTCTCGACTGGCTTAGCGCCCTTGGCTTTCGAAAAGTGACGGCAGTCTGGAGAGAACCAGGCGAGCCCGACCGGGCGGCCAGCGGTCGCGACTTTCGGCCTGACGTCGTAAACCGATTCGCAGTAATGCAGCGTATCCGGGTGATTGGTGGTGTGCATCGCCACGGCGTTCGGGTCGTGGTTGATAGCGATATCCACGCTACGCCCGATCGCCAGTTCAATGCCGGTACTCGCGCCGCCGCCACCAGCAAAGTTATCGACGATAATCTCTCTCACGCATATTCCTCCATGGCGGCGGCCAGCGAACGGGCAGCAGCGATAATTGACGGTACCGGCATTCGTTCCAGCCACATCCGATTGATGTGATGCTGCAGGCGGCGCTGGTGGTGCGCAGGGAGAGCCCCGGCGTTTTCAATCTGGCTGTAGACCATACCAACCTCGGCAGGCCATACGGTTTCTGGTGCCTCGACCAGCAGCAGGCTTTCAAGTTCGGCTACACGGCGGCAGGCATATTTGAGCAAAGGATCCACTATCGCACCTCCTGCTTCGTTGTAGCTGACTGCATGGCGGCGCGGCAGGCTTCTACAATGCTAACCCGCAAAGCACTGAATGTGGCGACACTGTGACGCTCGCCAGTTATTTTGTCGATCCTCTTCATCAGGTCAGATACGAACGACTCAACAGCCGAATCTTTCGGCACTATCGGCGCTGTAGGGGCGGCATAAACCGCAATGCATCCTTCTCTCGGTTCGGCATACACAGAACATGACTCTAAGGTGCCAGAATTTGGGAGGTTTGCGTATTCAGCGTCGATGTAGCCAACTAGCGGGGCGTCAAGCGATGCCAGCGTGATTTCAGCCAGTTGTAACCACTGGTGATATTTCGCGTTATCGGGTGCTTTTACGATTGCACATTTCCACCCAACGATTTCTTCCAGGGCTGCCTTTTTCAACTGCTCTTTGGTGAATTCTCTGGTAATAGTGCTCATGGGTTAGTCCTTAATCTCGTTACCGCACATAGGGCAGTAAGAGAATTTTCTAGCGAATCCAGGGTGCGGAACGGCGAAGCGCTTTGTCTTCTCGTTCCATTCGTCGATAACCTTGTCAAAGTCAGCAGCAGCAGCTTGCCAACCACCAGCGAGGATAGGCTTTTCGCCGATCATGCCAACTGTGCAACGTTTGCATTTTTCAGCCATGCTCATACCCCTACCTTCCCCCAAACCATCAATACTCGCTTCATCGCCGCGCTGTTGCGGCACTCCTGAAATATTCTGTTGGTACAGCTGCACGCGGTATCCGCCTGTTTATTGGGTGTAATGCTCTCGAACTCCAGCTGTTTTTTTGGAATCCATCGCCCAGCCAGTTTTGGCGGCACAACAACGCTGGGTTTCTGACGTACCAACGGCAACGGCTTTATGCGTGTTTCGCCACCTTGCTGCATGACGTAGACCGGGTGTCTGCGCTGACCGATGTTTTTCACCGCTACGCTGGATAGCGTGGATAATCGCCCAGACATTTTTGCTCGCCATAGTCACGACCTCCCTGCCTGACGCAGGCAGTCTTTGCGACGCCTGGCGATGCGGGCAACCTCAACAGCACTTCCGGCGATGCCAAACATGTCCGAATAAACCGCTGCGGCCCTACGCCAAAGCCCCTTTTCCTCCAGAGCCTTCGCTTTCTGCTCGGCAGCTTGCATCCTGACCGGATCACTTTTTTCAACCATGCAAGGCAGTGCCACATCCGGTATATCGGCGTGGGGAACAGCCCGGTACGTGTATTGCACGCTGTTCCGTGAGCGAATGATTACCCCTTCGTCACTGAGTTCTCGCAACAGCTTTCCTGCTGTACCTCCAGCCATGTCCAGCGCTTCAGAAACGTCGCCAACGGTACAGTTAGGTTGGTAGCGCACAAATACCGCTACCTGCTCTTTTTGGGTTAATGTTTTGGTCATTGGTCAATACTCGATTAGTTGATTAAACCTGCCGCTTTGCGGCGCTTGTATTCTTCCATCAGCAGCTGTGCCGGAGTTGGCCCTGCCGGATGCTGCGGTGCAGCAAGCTGGCGACGGATTGGTGGAACCGACAGCCCGTTACTCACGTGCTTCGACCATTTGGTTAATAACTTCTCAGCGAGTTTCTTCAGTTCCCCCTCAGTCATCTGGCGCTCTACGCCAGTCCTGCGCATTTCGATGCAGATGTGATACAACACAGGCTGCGGCCAAGGGTATTTATCACTTCCTGAAAAACGATATGATTCGTTACGCCAACGGCGGTATTCAGCCATCACCCGATCCGATGTAAGCCCGAACGGGTTAGCCCCACTCTCAGAAACCAGCGATACGAACTCTGCCAGATCCGGGGGCCACGTATTACCCACCGCACAACGGTCCATGCACTGCTGGCAAACCAGTTTGATCTGGGCCTCAGTCATCGAACCTATCTGAGCTATCCAGAGGGCCGTAGGCTCTGCCCCATTCTTCTGCGTCCATCGGTTCGAGAAGATTTCCCCCATCACCTGCCATAGCCGCCATGCCGTTTCCGTCGCCATCAAGTCCGTTCCGGCGTCGCCACTCTGCGTGTGCTGATTGAATTTGCTGAACAGCTCGGGATGCTGTTGGCTCTGATCGAACTGCTGCATTGTCGGTACCTCCGGACTGTGGTTTTGGTTGAACCTTTGCGCGATCCAGATGGCGGGCCAATTTTTGCTCCCACTGGATTTGATGAAAAACTTTCCCTTCGGCTTGCCAGTAGGCGATGAAGCTGCTTAGCTCCGCTTCAAAATTGATTCCCGCCTTCAGCGGCATCCCCCACAGAACTGCCTGACGTTCAAAGTCGACCGATGGTTTCCAGTCTTGATGCATCTGAAATTTTCCAAATGGCTGCTGTGGTCCAAATCCAATACCAGGTTGATTTGGGTATTCTGGAACAACAGGTTCGACCGGTTCGTTATGTGTGGGGTTTAGATCTTTATGGTTCCTTGGTAGATTCCGTGTCCCGTTTTTGGGACTGTTTAAAGGAAAAAACGGGACTCTTTGGTTAAAATCTGAACTGTTAACAGTCCCGATTTTGGTATTGTTGTCCCCAGTAACAGTCCCGTTAACGGCACTGTTTGTATTAACAGTCCCGTTTTCGGAACCATTTCTCTGAACAGTACCTTTTTTGGTATCGTTTAAACGGTCCCGATTTCGGGCCTGTTCTGTTTCAGGAATGCTCTCCTCCACTCCAACCAACCTGTAAACAGGTATCTGCTTTGTCCTGCCACGACGTTCGCCTGTGTCGACTACCAGACCGATTTCCTGCAGGTGCTGCAATCCTGCCAGCACTGTCTTTCTGTCCATCTCTGTAGCCTCTGCAAGCGCAGCGACAGAGGGATAAGCGCACAAGTCAGCGCCGCACATATCAGCCAGCCAAGTCAGGAGCGCCTTACTGGATGATTTTCCGGTCTTAACTTTCTTGGCCCACCGCATTGCATCAATGCTCATGAAGCCTCCGGGCTAATTTCATTGGTCAAAACTCGATTAAAGAAATTGCGGCGCTACGGCGCTTATGCTCGCCAGTAGTGGTCCCGCCGCATCAGTAGGTAACATGTTGAATAATGCAATTGCCGCTTCACGAATCTCTTTCTCAAGTTTCTGCAACGGTGCGCCGAGTAACTTAGCCTGGTGCGCATCGCTACATTCTTTTATGGCGTTCGCCACCAGCTCGGCCTCCGTTCTGGCATTACTGAGTCCAAATTTTCTGGCGATCTCAACCGGCATAGCTTTTACAATCGATCCCGACAACTGCATGACGTAAGAGGTGTACTTCTCAGATCCACCTTCATTTTTCAGATAGCGAAATAGATTCTGCTTATTGACCGCTATTCCTCGCCCTCCAGCCTTTTTCCATTGCTCAGCCACCAGCTGTGCAATCTTTTCCTGCGCCTGTCCTGGCAACGTTGCCTCCCACTGCCGAACAGCCTCAAAGATAGTGCGACTGCGTATTGAGTCTCTTCGAGTAGGAGCAAACTGATTATTTGTTTTCAGAGAAACAAAATTCTGGGGAATAGAATGTTCATACGAGAGTTGGTGCATGATTCACTCCTGCTGTGAATTAGGTGGGAAAACGCTATCAAGGGTGCATTGAGACCCTAGCTCGTTAAATTTTTCGACTATGCGGCGGCAATCATTCAGGTTTGGCTTACGCGTACCATTTTCATAGTTCGATATGCGCGATTGGCGCCACCCAAACATCAGTGCCAACTGCTCTTGAGTAAGTCCGAGAGATTGTCTCTCGCTCGCTATGTTGTTCATATTTGACCTCGTGCTTATCGATGAACAGGATTAAAACACGCTGCGTGTTTCTATGTCAACACTATATGTTTTTGAGCAATAACACGCAACGTGGTAAAACGATTTTATGAATACTAATGAACGAATTGCTGCGCGGCTTAAACAAGCCAGAGAACAAAAGGGGTTATCTCAGAAGGCACTCGCAGAGCTATGTGGGTGGGCACAATCTCGGGTTGGCAATTATGAATCAGCCAGCAGAGCTATTGGTATTGATGATGCGATAGCTCTTGCAAAAGCTCTTAGAATACCACCGGCAGAGTTAATATTTGGGCCTGAATCAACGCAGGGGTGGTTAACTCCGCAACACAGAAGATTGATAGATTTGTTTGACCAGCTTCCTGAAGCGGAGCAAGAACGCATGATCGATTTGTTTCAGGTTCGATTGAAAGAAATTGATGACTATGTGGAAAAGTACCTTCGAGGTCGTTTTAAATCCTCTGAAGACTGAGCGTACTTCCAACCCCTGAAACCAGCCTGAAGGCTGGTTTTTTTGTGTCTTAATCATATGCCTTAAAAAAATTTACCCATTAAAAACACATCACGTGTTGACTTGATATCACATATTGAGTTTTACTATAAACACACCAAGTCATCCAGGCAGGACGCCCACGAAGTAGTTGCCGGCGGCATACGAAACACCGGATGAGATGACAATACAATCGCGCAGCAGGTTTACCGTTCCGCCAGCCTGGCGTTAAGGGCACACAGGAGAGAACCATGATTGATTTCGCACGTCAGCCAGCACGCATTCAGGCCGTTCGCGGGAATGCTTTCACCGCACCATTCCGTTTTCTGTGGTGGGTGCTTTGCATCAAAGGCAATCCAGAGTTAAACGCATGAGCTCTTTCTTTGCTTTGATCGTAACCGTCTGTGCCCTCACCGGGGAATGTTCAGACATCATGCTTGGCATTTATCAAACCAAATCTGGTTGTGATGTTGCAGCCAAAGAGCAGCACGTTAAAGGAGAGTGTCTCCCATACAAACCGGCTGACGACCAACAGCCAGCTTTTAAGTTTTAATCGAGTTTTGACCAATGGCTGTTACCAGCCTGATGCCATGTGCACATGGCATCGTGATGGTAATACCGCCATCGCAACCAAACAGGAGACGATGACCTGTTCTGGTTAAATTGGAAAAGTTAACTTTGCCCGCATCACACTGCGGGCCCTTTTTCCGGAGGGTATATGTCAGCAAACGATCTGGCACTAAAATTCAGCACTGCGCCAGCAGAACAGTTAATCGGCGTGTTGCCTGTACTTGAAGTTAAAGAGGCTCTCTACGATGAGGTTTCTGACGATGTGATTAATGAGGTTTGTACTGAGCACGGGTTTGAAATCGAATTTATCGAGCAGACCTGCAACGCCTTCGCCACAGCAATGAAGCTTGCCATTAAGCAACCGGCCAAAGAAGCTCGCGCCACACCGAAAGCAGCACTGAAAGAGTACCCGGGATACGGGCGAGATCCAGACGTGTCCTCTTAAAGCACAAAACCCGCGCAAGGCGGGTTAAGTACCCGGTCAGCCGACCAAAGCTTTCCGGAATCGAGTTTTGACCAATGACCACTACCCAAGGCGGCAATCATTAGCTGCGGGTATCTTACAACCAAAATTAAGGACCCGATATGGAATTTTTCTATTTTATTAAAGCAACCCAGAAATCAGGCAAAGAGGATGCCGTGATCTGGTTCACCGCTAAATCAGAAGCCCGCGCCAATTTGCAGCTGGACGTTGACCTGGAAGATGCAGGCATTGAAACCGGCCGCGGCAAGGATTATGTCAAGCCTGTCCGCACCGATTTTCCGGTGTATAACGACCTGCCCGAAGAAAGTGCAGTGGATTACACCTGGTGCAAACGCTACGAACTGGACGCGGACCAGCGAACCTGGAAAATTAAGCAGCTGACAGAGGAAGTCCGAGAGGACACTTCAGAGCAGACTGAGAATGTCAGTACCGATTCCAGCGGTGCGAAGATGCCAGTACTGACCACAGTAGCTACGTTGCCGTTGCGGCAGCGCATCTTGGCACAATTTATTACAGATGAATACGCCTATCACATCGACGCCGATCAAAAGAAAGTGATCCAACAGCTCGAAATGGATGTAGATAACAGCTATGTCCAGAACATGTTGTTGGCGGCTGAAAATGTCGAGCCATTCAAGTCTGCAACAGAATATGACATATCCAAAGTGGTTGATGACCTTAAAACCATTTTCCCTGAGGATGGAAAACGCACTGAGTTGTCAGTAGTGATCCAGTTCTTCAAGGCATGGTTCGGTACAGAGCATATTGACCGCGGCCTGCTGGTAAAAGAATGGGCTAAAGGTAATCGCGTTTCAGGAATACAGCGTACTGAAAGCGGCACAAATGCTGGCGGAGGAAACAAAACCGACAGAAATCCTGACCTGAAACATGATCTCGACACTCTTGATTTAGAGATTGCTCTGGCCACGCTGCCAATGGATTTCAACATTTACGACATGCCTGGTGGTGTCTTCCGCCGGGCAAAAGAGATCGTTAGCAAAAAAGAAAGTCCGTTCAAAGAATGGTCTAAAGCACTTCGTGCAACTCCAGGGATTTTGGATTATTCGCGTGCGGCTATCTTTGCTCTTATCCGCAGCGCTCACCCAGAATATTACCTGTATCCGGCACGTCTCAGCGGATACATCAATGCGAACCTAACTGAAAGCAATCATTCTGCACCATCAGATGAAACTCTTGTGGCTGCGCGTCATAACCCTGAGGTTAGCTGGGCAAACGAGGTAGCAACTGACTCAGCGGTTGAAACTGGTGGTCCTGAAACTAGCGGCAAAAATGAGGAAGCCCAGATCGACGGAGATACGCAGCCGGTTCTCGAAAAAGTTGGCAATGGTCTTTTTTCTATTGAAGGGCTGACCACCAGCATCATTGCAGCTGACCAACCTAATACCGCGGCGGAGTACATAGATAATGTGCAGATGGAAGAAACTGGCAATGATGAAACCACGTACGGCGCTCCGTTATCAGAGGGCGAGGAAGAAGTTATCGCAGGCGAAGGCTCTACTGAAAATGATAGCAACGCAACTGCCCTAAATAGTAATTCCGGTCATAATAATGATGACGTGGCTGATAAGCTCTTTACGCACCTTATGGTAGATGTTGAAAGCCTGGGCAAAAAGCCCGACGCGCCAATTGTTTCCATCGGAGCGGTATTCTTCGACCCGGCATCCGGTCAGACGGGGCCTGAATTTTATAAAGTGATCTCTCTCGAATCAGCTATGGAATGGGGCGGCGTTCCTGATGCCTCAACGATTATTTTTTGGTTAAAGGCAACGCCTGAAGCACGTTCAGAAATTGTTATGGATGATGCTATCCCGCTGGATGATGCTCTGCTCCAGTTTAAGGACTTTATCGCTGAGAACGCAGCGAATGGCAAAGACTCAGTACAGGTTTGGGGGAATGGCGCCAGCTTCGATAACATCCTACTCAAAGATTCATATGACCGGACTGGAATCCCCTGCCCCTGGAAACACTGGAACAATCGCGATGTAAGAACCATCGTCGAACTGGGTAAAGCCGTGGGATATACGCCCCGCTATGAAATCCCGTTCGAAGGAGAACCACATAAGGCTATTTCAGATGCCCGCCACCAGGTGAAATATGTGTCTGCAATCTGGCAGCACCTGACTGAACACTGATTTTTTAAATTCAGAATATGGCCCAGAAATGGGCCATTATGAGGTAAATCACATGCTTCAAATGCTGACTTTAGAAGAATGGGCCGCAGAAAAGTACCGGAGTAATCCACCCAGCTTAAATACGTTGCGCCGATACGCAAAGGAGAGCATGTTCAACCCGCCGGCCAAAAAAGAAGGTCGCTATTGGCGGGTAAGAGAAGATGCCGAAATTACAGGTAACCTGGCTCAGCCCGTGATTAAAAAATCTGATTCGCCAATGCTTCAAAGGATACTGTCTGATGGCTGCACGTCCACGTAAAAATAACGTTAAAGTACCTAATCTTTATCCGTTATTTAGCCGTAAAGTTAATAAAGTATACTGGCGCTATAAGCACCCAATCACCGGTAAATTCCACAGCCTCGGAACCGACGAGGCTGAAGCAACAGCAATTGCCATTGAAGCTAATGCCCGATTGGCTGAACAACGAACCAGGCAAGTATTGGCTATAAGTGACAGGATAGCCACCAGCAAAGGAAAAGCGATAACAACCAATACATGGCTTGACCGCTACTGGAAAATACAGGACGAAAGACTAGAGAGTGGCGACATCCGCCCGAACACCCATAAGCAAAAGGCCAAACCAGTTGCATTACTTCGTGAAACTGTAGGCATGAAACTGATCTCTGCTGTAGATGTAAGAGATATTGCTCAAATCCTCGAAACCTATGTTTCAGAGGGACAGCCAAGAATGGCTCAGGTAATACGTTCGGTATTAATCGATGTTTTTAAGGAGGCGCAACATTACGGTGAGGTCCCGCCAGGTTATAACCCTGCCCTTGCAACCAAACAACCCCGGCGACGAATTACCAGGCAGCGTTTAAATCTTGAGGAGTGGAAAAAAATCTTCGAGATAGCTGATGCTAAACATCAATACATGGGAAATGCAATGCTCCTGGCACTCGTTACAGCTCAGCGACTCGGTGATATTTCCAACATGAAATTTAGCGATATTTGGGATGACCATCTTCATGTTGTTCAGGAAAAAACCGGGAGCAAACTTGCAATCCCTCTCTCCCTGCGACTGGATGCGATTGGCTGGTGTCTGAGGGATGTGGTTGCACGCTGCCGTGATTATGCGGTGAGCCCTTATCTGATTCATTTCTTTCGTTCTACCTCAGTGGCAGAGCGTGGATCCCAGGTAAAGTCGAATACCATAACAACGAATTTCAGTAAGGCGCGGGATAAAGCAGAAATAAACTGGGGGGACGGCACTCCAGCGACGTTCCACGAACAACGATCTTTAGCAGAACGTCTTTATGAGGCTCAGGGTGTCGATACCCAAAAGTTGCTTGGACATAAATCGCCTAATCAGACAGCGCGGTACCACGATGATCGCGGTAAAGGATGGACAACAATAGCTGTTTAGGGAGGGAGTTTTGATAATTTATTTTGATAAAATTTTGATAACCGTTCGAAAACTAATAATAAAAACGGGAACCAGTTGGCTCCCGTTGTCATTTAATCCAGCGAGTGGATTACATGTTCGCGATAATCGCGTCGCCAAACTCTGAACATTTCAGCAGCTTAGCGCCTTCCATCAGTCGTTCGAAGTCATAGGTTACGGTTTTGGCGTTAATCGCGCCTTCCATACCTTTAACGATCAGGTCTGCGGCTTCGAACCATTCCATATGACGCAGCATCATTTCTGCGGACAGGATGATAGAGCCTGGGTTCACTTTGTCCTGGCCTGCATATTTTGGTGCAGTACCGTGGGTCGCTTCGAACAGCGCGCACTCGTCACCGATGTTTGCGCCTGGCGCAATACCGATACCGCCAACCTGTGCAGCCAGCGCATCGGAGATGTAGTCACCGTTGAGGTTCATACAGGCGATAACGTCGTACTCGGCAGGACGCAGCAGGATCTGCTGCAGGAACGCATCGGCGATCACATCTTTAATGATGATCTCTTTACCGGTGTTCGGGTTCTTGATTTTCTGCCATGGGCCGCCGTCGATCAGCTCACCGCCGAACTCTTCGCTCGCCAGCTGGTAGCCCCAGTCTTTGAACGCGCCTTCGGTGAATTTCATGATGTTACCCTTATGAACCAGGGTCACGGAGTCACGGTCGTTGGTAATAGCATAGTCAATGGCTGCGCGAACCAGACGCTTGGTCCCTTCTTCGGAGCACGGCTTGATGCCGATACCGCAATGTTCCGGGAAGCGAATTTTCTTCACGCCCATCTCTTCGCGCAGGAATTTAATCACTTTTTCTGCATCAGCAGAGTCCGCTTTCCACTCGATACCCGCATAAATATCTTCTGAGTTTTCGCGGAAGATAACCATGTCGGTGAGTTCAGGATGTTTAACCGGGCTTGGGGTGCCCTGATAGTAACGGACCGGACGCAGACACACGTACAGGTCAAGCTCCTGACGCAGTGCGACGTTCAGGGAACGAATACCGCCGCCGACCGGGGTGGTCAGTGGGCCTTTAATGGCTACGCGGTAGTCGCGGATCAGGTCCAGCGTTTCGGCTGGCAGCCAGACATCCTGGCCATAAACATGCGTTGATTTTTCACCGGTGTAAATTTCCATCCAGGAAATTTTACGCTCGCCTTTGTAGGCTTTCTCAACAGCGGCATCAACCACTTTCAGCATTGCCGGGGTAACGTCTACACCGATACCGTCACCTTCGA